TCATTGATCTGTATCGCTGAAGATTCCGATGAGCTTATGGCATTGGTTATGAATGTGTTGGCTGTCAAAGTGCCCGCCACGGTCAGTCCGTCCGCCACTTCCACCGCAGTGGATTCCGAAGAGATTATGGTGTTGGTCACGAATGAGTTGGCAGTCAAAGTGCCAGAAACGTTGAGGCCATCATTGATGTAGATGTTGCTGCTGTCCGCACTGGAGATCTCGTTGACCTGTAAATTGCCCGTGATGTCCACGTTCTCTGCCAGGGTTATAGTGCTGCTGTCGTCGGAGCTGATGGTGGTGCCGTTGACCCTCAAGCTGCCCAGTATGAGATTGCCCGTGCCTGATGCGGCGATGGTCAGATCCTCGTTGCTCCTGGTGCCCGTGATGGCGTTGTCGTTGATCAGTATGGCCGGGAACCTCACAGCGCCCGTGCCCGCGGGCTCGAACACTATGTCGTCGTCGCTGCGGTTGCTGCTGATGGTGTTGCCGGATATGCTTATGCCGGAATCCACCGCTGTCTCTGCGTACAGCTCCGTGAAGTTGGTGTTGATCTTCTGCATCGCCGTGCGAAGATCATCTCCCGTGCCGTCGTTTGCGTTGGTTCCTACGTTGATGTTGAGTCGTGTCATTTTATATCGCCTGTAAAACTAATTTTTTCCACACTGCCGTGGATCCGTCGTAATTCGCAGTGCAAACGTAGAGATTGGTTCCATCCCATGATATGGAGCCCGCCACGTCACCGGACTCGCCTATAGCTGTGGCAGTTTTGCTGGTATTGATCACGATCCTGTCATCTGCCACCACCACCTGCCCTGTGCCATTGACTGCCAGGGTAAGACCGGCATTGGTAACCAGTGGAGTTATGGTTGTGTCTGACACCTGCAACAGGTCTATCTCCACGTTGCCTGTGCCGTTGGGCTGAATCTTTATGTCGCCGTTGGTGACGGAAGTGGTCAGAAGTCCAGTGGGTCCATCGCCCACCAATTGATATATTTCTTCAAAATTGGTGTTGACCTTGGTGAATGCACCGCGCAGGCTGTCGCCCGTGGCTGGATTTCCTGCTGTGCCTGTGTCAATTGTGAGTCTGCTCATATAATGATCTCCGTGTATTTATTAAATATTCTTGAGGATATCATGTTCATAGAAACACTGAAAACACTCCGACTGTACGAGCGCCAGAGCAAACTGGGTGTATATCATACCTTCAAAAGAAAAAACACCCTATACGTATTCAAATGTGACTGCTGCGGCATCACTTTTTTCCGTCCCAAGAGCCGAGTGGACATAGAACGTGCCACCAATGACTACAAGCACGTGTGCAGCTTCTGTGATTCCAAAAGATTTGCACAAAAAGTGGGTGTCAGAATGCGTCGTATCTACAAGATGGACGCCAGCAGCGACCGGCCCATAGGCACTGACACTACTGCCTGACCCGATATTTCACCCATTTGATCTGCTGCCTGTTGCCATCCAGCCATCTCTTTAGGTCGGCATAGATGCCGGATCTGATGTTGCCGTAAGCGTAGCCGAAATACACTGATAGCAAAGGATTGGTGTCCAGATATTCCTGCCTGTTGATGTAGTAGAAGTTGGTGTCGCGGAACCTGCAGAAAGTCTGCGTCAGCTGATAGAACCATTCGTGCTTGAGATAGGCCTTCATGGCCCGCCTGTCGGGATAGTTCTCAGTGTTCTTGTACACGTTGTTCTGCTCCCTGCTGACGGTGGCAGTGTCCAACTCCCACTGCCGGGCTCCTATGATGTCAAATCCTATCAATAATATGTTGCTGTAGCCCGCCTCCGCCGCATGCAGCACTGCCGAGCAACCGCTGCCTCTGGACTGGCTGAAATCCCTGGTCTTGATCTTGCCCGTCTTGTAGTCACCGCCGATCCAGAACCTGTAGAAATTGTTGTCTCTGGGATGGTCGCTCTCCCGGTCATCGGGCAGCACGTAGTTCCACGTGGGCAACTGGTCGGGCCCTATTATGCCGGTGTGTTTGGATAATTTGTTGGTTTTCTTGGCCTCCATCAACTCCTGATACATGATGGGGTCTGACGCCACTATGTGGTCACACAGGTCGGGATGATCGCGATAGATTGCGTTGCAGCCATATATTTGGCCATGTCCCTTGAGATTTTTTATGGGATACATGAGGCGGCTCTCGCCGTTGCCTATTATGAATGCTGTGTCCATTTGCTATGCCGAGAAGCTATCGCCACATCCGCAGCCGCCCGTGGCATTCGGGTTGGTGATCTCGAACTGCGAACCAAACACTTCCTCTCGCCAGTCGATCTTGGTGCCGGCCACGTACAGCATGCTGGTTGAGTCCACCACGAACCTGCCATCCTCCCACTCGAGCATGACATCATCCTTGTTGACCTGTTCGGCCGTGTCCACGAAGCCCCAGTCGTACTTGAAGCCCGCGCAGCCACCGCCTAGCACTGATAAGCTCACCGCATAACGGCCGGGATTCTTGGCTAGTAAATTGCTCATCTGTCGTTTTGCCGATTCCGTGAGTTCAAACCATTCCATGCTAATAATTATCCAGTTTCCGCGTAGCGCTTGATGGTCGTGATCAGCAGGCCCAGTCCGTTCTGACGCTGCACGCTGAGCAGTTCCGCCATGCCTAGGGGAGCGAAGTCCTCCCGCTTGATTTTTTTGATACTGCCGTATCGCTGGCCGTTAAGGATGTCCAGCACCATGTAGGCAGTGCCCTTGGTTATGAATGCGTCCGCGTCAGCTGTAAGCATCAGTGTGTCCTTTTCAAATGTTGGAACCAACCACAGATTGCTGGCGCAGCCGTGTATCTTGAAATTGTCCATCCTCAACTTGCTGTCAAGTGGTTGCAACTTTCTTCCCAGTTCTATGATGTATTCCAGCCTATCCATTCCCGACAGCGGTCGAAGCCTGTCCGCCCACTCTTGTATCTTATCTTTTATTTTCATGGCCCTCCTTGCGCTGCCACCAGAACCAGAAACGCAGTGCGTCTCTCTTGAACTGGAAGCTCATGTAGGCCCTGTTCTTTCCATATGCCCGCTCGTCATAGGTGTCATAGGCAAAGTTGTGCCAGTCCGGGTGCGTCCAGAACCACCAACCCCATGAACCAACACTGTGCCTCTTGCACCATGCTATGAGATCTCCACTTACCCCAAAATCGTTAAGATCTATATTGTGTCGAAATTTTTGTAGGTATCCAGATTTTTTGCGTCTTTTTTTCAGCGGCATAATTTAATTATAACTGATCAACCCTTGGTATTCAACCTGTCGTTGATCACACTCCAATTGATTATGCGCATTATCGCGGTGATGTACCGTTTCTTGGCATCCTTGGCAGGCACATAGTCCATGAAGCTGTGCTCCCACATGTCTATGGGCATCAATATGTCTGTCCGGTATGATTGGTTGGGCGTGTTCTTGAGCTCGCCATTCTTGGCCAGGTACATCCAGCCGGATCCCTGCAGGGTCATGGCCTTCTTGATCATGGCCTCCAACAAGCCGTCTTTTGACTTGTATCGTTCTCCTATGAATTCTTTAATAGCTGCCGTGGGTGCGTTGCCGCTCTTGGGTGCCTGCAACTGCTGCCACCAGATGTTGTGCAGCATGGCGCCTCCATAGTTGAAGTCGGGATCGCCCTCGCCGTCGTTGTAGCGGGTCACATAGCCATTGCTCAGCACTCCATAGTGATACTCTACATTTGCCTGGCTCAACACCGGAGCAAGATCTGAAGTTTTGTAGGGCAGTTTTTCCAATACCAGTTTGGCGGGACGTTTTTTTGATTCGATTATATCTATGTATTGCCTCATGATTGACATAGTGATATTTATCGCTAGCCCAGCGATTGCTCGTAGAGCTGTTGGGCGGCTAGATTTTTGCCCTTGGCCTCCGTGCAGATGTCAAAGTTGTCACGGAAGCTCAGTGCCCACGCATTGCTTTTGTGATTGGGGAATAAGTCGCTGTGTGCCCTTAATTTCTGTTTCTTGCAGCCAACTAATAACAAGTCCTTGATGTTGTGCAATTGGCTGTGCATCAGTTCTGGCTGATCCTTGAATGCAGGCAACAGTGCCTCATCTCGGAAGTAGGAATAGTGCAACGTGGGCCTCACCCCACGCCACGAATCTATGACCCGCTTGACTCGATCATCATCGGCTTGTATATATTCTTCATCGCGTATGAGGTGATGATGTATGTCCAGCACCAACGCCACATGCTTCTCTAATCTGAGAGAGTCATCCAGGCCCCAACCCATTTCAGAATTTTCTATCGTGATGAGATTGCGTGCTTCAGGACTCAATCTAGGTAATACTTTTATGATTCCTTCCGGGCCTTGACGACCGGATATATGTACATTTATCTTGCAGCCATCATGCCAAGTCTTACCAAACCCGGCCCATCTGGCCATGTCCACGTGATATTCGTATTCCAATATGCTGCGTTCCACTATGTCAGGATTGCCCGAGGCCAGCACACAGAACTGTCCCGGATGGAAACTGATCTTGACGTCATTCCGCCTGGCTGCTTCGCCTACTGGCGCAAATATCCGGGCCAGGTGGTCCTGTATCTCTTTCCTTTGCCACCAGTCGATCCAATTCTTCTCTGTGTAGCCCTGCAGCATCTCTGATCCCAGGCGCACCATCCTTTGCTCGTGCGGCAATGTGCCCACACGTTCGATCATTCTCACCGCGGCGGCGGCGTTGTGGTTCATGATGTCATGTTGTCGCTGTTCCGCTTCTTCAGGGTGTTCTCGCAGCCAGCGCATTGTGGTGCTCCTGCCATTGAGGTCTCGGTCCTTGGCGTTGACCTTCATGCCTCCAAATTCAGATGTGTCGTTGAGCCATTTACAGCAGAAACCTATTCGCTTTACCATGTGTTAATTGTAGCACACTATCGCCAATTGTCAACAACGAAAGGGTCACCGCATGTGGATGGTTTGGGTTCTCCGTGGAATACCGCGACAAGATTTTGTTCGGTTATTGTGGGCGGCTTCTCAAAAACTTTTTTATTGCCATGCACGATCTTGGTGTCTTTGCGCCCCTGCATCTCCCATTTGTAACTTCTAATCCATTCATCAGGCCAGTGCTTGATCTCCTGTGCTGCCCGCTTGGTTATCCAGTCCTGGTCTCCATGATTGCTGCCCATTATCTTGCCGGGATTGGCGGCGAACTCGGTCCATAGGTAATCCAGCTTTCCGGTGTCCCAGCGCATTACAGATGAGTTGCTGAGCTTCCAATCTTTCACCCTGCATCTGTTGAAGTCACGTATTATCTGGAAGTTGCCAGCGTCGTGCGTAAACAATCTATCTATGTTGCGGAATATGATCACGTCCAGATCAAAGTATAAAATCGTGCCCTTGATGGGCAGCTCGGGAGAGAACATGTACAGCTTGCTCCACCAGGTCTTGATGCCGGGGTGATTGGGCAACGCAATAACATTGATGTCTGCGTCCAATCCCTTGGCATCCTCTGTGAGACAATGAAATTCAAATGGCACGGTGATGTGACGCTGGCACATGTTCTTGAGCACGTTGGCATATTGACTGATGTACTTGCCACCCCACTTGACACAGAGCACATTATTCATCTCATAAACTCCTCAAATTCAGGCATATAATCTACTATAGAAATATTTCTTTTTTTATCCCAGTTAATTATAAAATTTTTAAGAGAATTAGAATCGTGTTCCCCAACAAGCAACTGTTTTAATCCTGGCATGACTTTTCCGTGTAGATATAAAGGAAGATTGCATGGCAGTAAAGATGGCCAGCCATTTACAGGATTTATATTCATCACAGGAATCTGCATTGATTTTCCATAGCTATATAAATCAGTAAAACGATGTAAATTTAAAGAATTTGCTGTTGGTAGTATTGCAAGCTCGAACTTTTTTTCCTGTGCGATTTTGATATTCTTATCTATTTTTTGAAAATCACTGCCCCATCGTATGTAATCATTCACTTTTCCAACACCTTCAAGACTAACAACTAACACAACTCTTTTGAAACTGGATAAAACTTTTATAAATGGATCAGGCAACAAAGTTAAATTAGTAATAATATAAAGAGTAATATATTGGGATCTTCCCTTATTAATGATCCATTCTAATAATTTTATAAAACGTTTACTGAATAACGGTTCTCCTCCCAGAGTTTCTATAAACAACATATTGTTAATATTTTTTTTAATATAATTTTCCATGTATGCATCATAGAATTCGTGTCTTCGTGTTTTAATAAAATTTTCTGGGTATTTTTTATTATTCCATAACTTATTCCATGTGGTGCTGACTGTAGGAAAACACATCATACATGCTAAATTACATGTTGCTCCCACGTGTAGTTTCACTTGACAAATATTGTGTTCTAGATGATTCCTGTCTTGTAAAACAGATTGTCGCATCGAGTAAATGCCCATTTCTTCATTTTTCCAACACGCTGAACATAGATTATCTTTTATTCCATTGGATAGATTATTTTGTAATGATTTTAATTCAGGGGAATTGTAATAATCTTCTACGGCATTATAATTTGAAAAGTGTGACTTCTTTACATGACAACATGGAGAAAATTTATTTTTTAAGGCATCCACAGCAATAAAAGGCAAGGGACAATAGGTTTCTTTATTTTTAATCATTGATTAAATTTATAAAATTACTATCTTTGGCTTTCCTTACTACCATGTCACTATTACAGGTGCACCATTTTAAGGGGCATGTTATAGGTTCGGTGGGCCAATTAAGTTTTTCTCCTATTTTACCAATTAACTCACCTTGCATACAGTTACCGCGAAAGACTTCTCCCGTGTGCTGTATATAGATGGAGTCAATGCCAATATAACATTTCCATCCTTTCCATGAGTTTAAATTTTTAGATTTTAGATCATCCGTGTTTAATTCTATTTGTTCATCTGGTAGATGCAATTTAATATTTTGCCATTTATTTTTATGTATAAAGTTATTGAAAAATTCTAATTCTTTCTTGGAATAGTATTGTTTCCAATTCAACTCATTATTAAAATTATTTTTTTTTTCAATTTTCTCTTGTGCAAAATATTTTTCCGCTATCTCTTGATCAAAATCATTTGGTAAATTTTTTTTCCTTATTGTTGTTTTATTGTACTCGTTTGGTGGATCTATTTTCCTCAAAACAAATTTTATGTCATTTGAATTAAATTTTCCAATAATTGATTCTAAAATTTTAAATTTTCCTGGCACTGCCATTAAATTTGCATTTAAAAACCATGTTTTTATATCATTTAAATCAATAATTTTTTTGATTGTATTATCAATAATTGAATCTGGTTGTTCAAGATGCACACTAATTGTAATATTTGTTAAGTATTCGGAGGCTATTTTGTAAACATCATAGGGCACAGATCCATTGGTAGTCACTTGTAGTTCTGTGATTTTATTTTTTGATTTGGCATATTTTAATATTTCTAAAAAATGTGGATGAACAAATGGTTCTCCACCGGTAATTTGTAATTTAAAATTTTTTTTCTGTTCTATTGCATATTTTTCTAATTGATCTAAAAAATTAAATGCTTTCTCTCTCTTGATATGAGCACTATAATTATCATGTATATAAGATGAGCAATAAGAACAATCATAATTACACCGTTTTCCAATAAACCAAGTTGCTGTGATTATTTTAGGATCTTTCCTTATTGCATGGAAAGGACTTTCTAAAGAACTAACAGCAACTTGATTTTTTTTAATATTCTGTGTTTGATTATGCATTAGATTTACTCCAATCATAACCAGGTCTAAGGAAATCTATTTGCATTTGTTTATAGTTAGCATCGCTCCATACATAATCAAAAGTTCCGGTGGCATCATCGATAATGATTTGATAGATATCTAAATGTGCGGATAATTTTTTTAATATTTCCGCAAAATCTTCGATGCCAAAACTTTTCATTAAATTTACTTGTCCCAACTTGATGTAACCAAAACTCAATTTTGGATCATTGTAATCAATATTATTTCTCGACAACCATTCGCGGAATGCCAATTGCTCTCGGCTGTGCCATGGATGCCTGCCCCCATCAACCACGTCCTGTCCCCATTCCACATCAAACTCTCCAGAATAATATTTCAAACAAGTTATCGCAGAACACGTCACTGAGTCTATGTCCTTGCCCTGCTCATCCCTGAACACTTCCATGTGTGTCTTGCCGATCTGGGCCCAGTGCAGATAAACGCCTCCCAGCACGCGATCATAACGGTTGCGCAGGAATAAATCATAATCTTCGTCATTTAGATTGTATCGTGGCGCATTGAGGAATGTGGTGATCTGCGAAGGCCTTTGCCATTCTGGCGCCACATGCTTTTTTCTATTGGACAGAGCCCAGCTCTCCAACTCGTGGCATAGGTCATTCAGCTGCCTGATGGCCCATTTGGTCTCATGGTCAGCCAACCTATAATAGGGGCTGAGATTGCCCACCTCGCCCTGCAGGTCCTCGAAATATCTATGCAGGCGATTCATGGGCTCATGCTTTAATTTTAAATCCTCTGCTATCACTGTGTCTCCACTGAAATGGTCATCGATAGCATAAGATTTGAGTCCTGCTACTGTCCATTCATTCTGACTGTTGAAACAATTTATTTGAAATATAGAATCATTAATTTTGCGACAGAGATAATTCACGTCGCGAGGTGAGTCTGCAAAGCCCATCCAGCAATAGTTCTTTTCAAGATGTAGATTGTTTTTGATGTTTTGTTTTAATGCATCCAGCCAACGCAGATTGAAATCCGTGGCCTCGACGTCGATAAAATAAGATAGTGTATCCTGCTTGTTCTCAGGATTCCTTAATACTATTTCAATCTCTTTGATAGATTGCACTGTTTGCTCCATGTTCGCGACATTCAACTGAGTCCAGCCATA